TGAACTCCTTGAGTGCCTTGAGGCCCCTGAACTCCTTGAGTACCTTGAGGTCCTTGTAATCCCTGAGTACCTTGCGTTCCTTGAACGCCTTGAGTGCCTTGAGGTCCTTGTACTCCCTGTACGCCTTGTCTACCTTGAAGTCCTTGAACACCTTGAGTACCTTGAGGTCCTTGAACGCCTTGAAGACCAGTAACAGAAAATGTCCAGCTTGAAGATGAGCCTGAACCATTTACAATATCAATGTTTACTACAATATTTGTATTTGTAGTTACTGATGTAATAAAACCTTCCATATATTGAGAAGTGTTTGAATTATTTATTATTCTTACACGATCTCCAGCTATGTAGGCTCCACTTCCTTGTGGGTTGTACGTACTACCAGCTGTTATAACTATTGGGGTTAAAAATGTTTGGCTCCCCGTTGCAAAATTAATTGTTGAGTATGAATATACTAAATATCCTGGCCCCTTATTTACGCTTAAATATGCATCAATATCAGATGCCAGGTTGCCTAAGTCTCTAGGGACATCTGGTGAATCTGAGTAGATAGGGTATCTAAAACCCTTGGGCGTATTACTAGGGTTGCTTGTCATGACGATATAAGTATACCAAAGTACTTATAAAATCCGTTATTTTTGGCCTATAATTGACAAATTATATTCTATGGATGAGCGATACTCTGGAGCTATATCTTGGGCTAGGAGTTCATTAAAAATTGATAGTGACTCATTTTTTCTTCCCCGCCACCAGCCGCTTACAGCTTTCTCAAAAAGAAGAGCATATGACCCTGGATATTCAACATTAACTGGAAGCTGCTCCATCCTGTTTGTATACATTAATCCAAGCTCAGCAAATGTGTAGCACTCTTGCCATTTCTGGGTTCTTTCATATTGGCGGGACAAGACAAAATAAGCCTCTGGTCTAGCTGGCATATATTGAATGGCTTGAAGCAAAGAATTTTCTAATGTATGTTCTCTGCCAGATTGATCAAGTACACAGTAAGAAATTCTAATCAATGAACTATACACCAATATAGGGTGTGTATTGTATCCATATTCTGCAGTTCTTAGATAAAATGACATAGCTGCTGCAGTTTGACCAATTTCTTCATATGCCCTTGCAATCTTAAAATTATGCTCTGGGTTAAGCATATCTGAAGAAGCTGATTCAATTAATTCTTCAATTGTTGCCATATGCCAAAGCCTCTCTTATCATTGACTCAACTACAGTATTTGGAACTTTAAGAACAAATGCTGCATTATCACTAAATCCAAATGTTACAAGCAAATCATCACCTAGTTTTGCTGCTCCTGCACAAAATTCAATATGTGCATCAAGAAATGAAAAGTTTTCGGGGGAAAGGCCAACAAGATTATATTCAGAGTCCCACACACATAACCTATGTCTATATACACCATTTTTTTGAACTAGATAGTTATTAAACAAATTTACTTCATGAGATATTGAGATGTAATATTCATTCCACGGAATCATCTGAGATCCGCCTCTTTGATCAAACAAAGTTGGGAATGTTTTCTTTTCAGATACCTGCTCACATCCTACTTGATCGTCTAACGATACTTTTACTATTTCTGTAGGAGAAGTCCATTTAACAAAATGATATGGTTTATCAATAATTGGATACCAATTTTTTTCACAATATGAGTTATTTTTCCCTGGCGCTGGTATTCTAAATCTTGATATTTCTTTAGCTTTCCAATTAACTTTATCTAGCTCAATCTCGGAAAGCTCCATTCTTCCTTCACCATTTGGCTTTGTATCTCTGCGAACTCCCGCTAAATAATATTTTCCATCCCACTTTACAACTCGTGCATCCTCAAGTCCAACAAACTCCCAAACGGGCGGGATGTCAAGAGCTGTAGTATCAACCAAAGTATAATCTGTAAGATTAAGATCTTTATCTAGTTTACATAGGTAATTATATGTTCTAAGATTCATATCTTTTTCTGGATGAAGATATGCCAAAGGTCCCCAAGCTGATGGAAACATCATATCTTTTTCTGAATGGTATAGAGAATAATTGACATGTCTAAGATTTACAATTATTTCACCATCATCATCTATGAATATAGATGGATTCATGAGTCCAGTGCCTTTACTAAGACCCTCTTTAATTACAAGGGGTGCAAGTTTGCCACCAGCTTGAACTGATTTATGAACTAAATTCATTTTTAAAGTATACCTTAACTACTAAGCTTATGTAAAGCTATTAAATTCCTGCATCAGACTTTAAATATCTAATGATTACTATTCCTGAACCGCCAGAGCCTACGCCATACGATGGATCCCCACCTGTTCCGCCACCACCACCGCCAGTATTTGCTGTACCTGGTTGTGAATAAGTAAAGTACCATGGATAATTTAATCCTCCATGTCCTCCTCCATCAGTTGCTGAACCATGAACTGCACCTACATAATCATAGTCAACTCCACATCCGCCGCCACCTCCAGCATATCCACCATTTACACCAGTATTTGTTGCTGACGCCCAATCAGAATATGCATGTGTTCCTGGACCACCATTTCCGCCACCAGGTCTTCCATAAGAATAATATCCTTCTCCACCAACTCCTCCAGCACCGCCGCCTCCAGCATCGTGATTGTCTCCACCATTGTATCCTTGACCAGGCGTTCCCAAACCACCATCTCCTACCCCAGAGCCACCGTTGGGTTGATAATAACTTCCGCCTCCCAATGCGGGTGATGATAATACGCTATTTGAACTTGGATTTAAGACGTCTGAATTTGAACCAGCATTTCCTCCTGAGCCACCTGAGCCAACAATAACATTGTAGGAATTGTGAGAAAGATTTGTTTGTTGATAAACAACTCCTCCAGCACCGCCACCGCCTATTGAACTATATCCTCCACTACCACCACCTGCAATTGCAAGTATTTGAACATTTAAAGAACCATTTAAAATAGAAAATGTTCCGCTATCAGTAAATGTTCTGTAATAGTATGTTGAGTCTGATGTTAATGTACCACCCGAAGTAAAAATGACGGGTGTTGAAGAAACCTTATTCCATCCATTAATGCCACTAAAAAGCATTTTGTCTATATCTTGAGCATAATAATATAATCCAACTGGGGGGTTCTGCGGCAAATCAGAAAGATTTCCATACTCTAAAAACTTAGTTCCTTGTAAGCCTTGCAAACCCTGTATACCACTATTTCCCTGAAAACCTTGCAAGCCTTGGTATCCTTGTAAACCTAAAATACCTTGAACGCCTTGAATTCCAGTATTTCCAATATTACCTTGCACACCCTGAAAACCTCTTGGCCCTTGATATCCTGGGGTTGAAACTTCAATATTTGTATTTTGTAGCGTTACGTAAATATTATCTGTCATTATGAAATTAAACCTGCTTCAACATCAAACCATCCCTGTGCAAGAGTTTTTCTATTTTGGAATGAATCTACAGATATAATTTGATACTTAGATTTTGGCAAAACAAAGTTTTTTGTTTTTGTAGGGGTTAGCTTTACAGATATTGTTCCTAATCCAATGACTGTTATTCCATCCCCAACAGATGCGGTAGCACAAACTATGTGCCCGCCATCTCTATCTCTTACCTCCATAAAAAAGGTATATCCTTGTGAAAAATCTATAGGGTTGCCTACTGAATCTGTAACATATATAACTGCATCCCAGGTATCCCCCTGGACTACGCTTGTATTAGTTTCTTTAACAGACATTTGACACCCCTATATAGACTATTTTATCAGTTTCCGCCAATATCTACAATTTCACATTCACCAGAAACGCATGCTAATGCCTGGGTTCCAGTTGTAGTGTCTTCTAGCTCATACATGGATAATGCAGTCCAATTAATGCTCTTAGGCATTTTTGAAAGCATATCTTCATACTGGTCCTTTGTAACCTCTTGGTATGGAGCCTGAACATATGTGTGCTCTGAGTATGGAAGGAATGAAATTCCAGAAACCTCATCAAAATGCTTATATACCCATGCTCCAACTTCCATCCACTCATCTTCTTTTACAGATACTGTAATGGAAGGCTTATGCTCACACCAGTGTCTCTGATATGTAAGCCAAACTTCAAGTTGTTGAATTGCTGTTAGCTTATCTCTAGTAATAGCATGCTTTGGTGCTTTTACTGGAAACGAAAATACAGTTGTATCATTTGGCTTCATTACATCATCTTCTGCAGGAATACCTGAATCCTTTAAAAACTGAGTAATTGGGTCTTTCTTGTCCCCACGAACTGTACGAATATAGTAATCTGAATGCCATGCATGCATTCCTGAAGACACCCCGACCAATTGGGAAACTGTGCCCGAAGGC